TAATTCATTTTCTGACATCTTGACAACGTGGATGACTGATTCTGCATCGTCTAATGAGGTAGCCGTATACGGAACAATTAAGTCATCTGCTGGAACAAACTTAGAAACAGCTCGTCCCAATAAATCATCGTAGTAAACTTTTTTAAAAGTAGAACCTGCAAGAGGTAAGTAAAATAACATTTGATCAAAATCAGATTCATATTCTTTCATTTGATCCATGATTTGATAGTTCATAAAATTTTTAACTCTTTGTGCTTGCATTTCTTTCATAGGATCTGATTTACCCATTACCATTGTTCTAACGGGTCCATCTGCAGGTAGTAATTCTTTGTAAGCTAATGCTTGAAACTGAGTTACAGCTTCAGCTAGAACAGGGTGTGTTGCACCACTTGCTCCTTGAAACGGTTCAGTTCTGTTGGTGTATTTAAATCCTAATAAATCAAGACCGGTAATATATGCTCGCTCCCATTCTTTACGAGACATTTTATATTCCATGTAATCTTGTTGTAACCGACTGCCCATGGCATCAGTATCTTCTTCTGGAAGTAATTCGTTTAGGTTTGCAAAAAAATCGCCTTCTTCTGGTAAAGGCATTGCGCTAGGGTCAAAATCAATTGTAGCCCCTTCTTCGTCTTCTGTAATTTCTACTGGTCCTTTGGGTGTCTCTTCAATTTCCTCAACGTTAATTTCCTCTGCAACTTCTTCAGGTCTTTTATCGTTAGGGAGAGACTTGTCTATTTCTGCCATATATGTTCTCCTAGACTTTCTTAACTTGTTTTTGTGGTAATTTCAACCCTTGTGATAGCGGTCCTTTTTTAGGTGGCACTGCCCACCATTTAAAACCAGGATTAGCTCTAAGCTTTTGTGCTAAGTTTGGCTTTTTAGTTTGTGGTTTTCTATTTTTTGACATTTAAACTAGCTATGCCTCCTTCCTTATAACCTAATCCCATTATATAGCTTTGTTCTGATTGAGGTCTACTTATAAAGTATTCTCCAAATTCATCAAGTTTAAGTGGGTTAAGTAAATTTTCTATATCGTATGTTGTTTGTTTTAAATCTCTTGCAATACCTTGATCTACTTTAGGTAAAGCACCTCCAATTCCAGCATCTTTTAATTGATCTTGTCTAACTAATAAATTTGCAAGAGCTGATGCATCAGCTCCTTCTGTAGCTTTATCAGATAACATATAATCAGTTACTCTTTGCGTAGTTCCTGTTTTATTATAATCTCGTATGTCAGCTTGTATTTTATCTTTTTGGTCATCTAATTGAAAAGCAGTGTCTGAAAAAAAACTAGGGTCAATAGCTTGGTTTAATGTGTTATCTTCAATTTTTTTATTTACGTCTTGCAACTTATCATACAAACTAAAACCTCTTTGCATATCATCTAGATTAGCTTTAAAGTTTAACATCTTCCCAATCTGTTCATCACCCATACGTTGATAACCTTGTGGTCCAACTTTTATATTTTTTAATCTTTTTATAAACTCTTCATCAGAATCTATTTTAGTTTTATCACCTAATGCATAATTAAATAAACTATCGCCAATTGCTTCTCTAAATGATTTACCACTTGCTAACATATCATAGCCCACAATCCCTGCTTCTGCTGCTGCAGTAAATGCTAAAGCTGCAGGACCAAATAAACCTCTAAGCGATACAGCGTCTTTTAAAAATCTACCTGATTTTAAAATATTTTTTGCTAGTGACATGTCATCAGCATTTTTAAAACCACTTTTTAATCCTTTTTCTAATTTTTTTACACCTTCTTTTGCACACTTAGTTAGACTAGGGACACCTTCTGCAAATAAAATTCTACCACCTGCTGCTTTACCGCAACCTAATCTTTCTAAATAACTAGCAACTGTTTTAACATTAAACTGATCACCTTTAGCATATTCTAAAGCTTTCTTTTCAATTGCTGCAAATTGTTTTGTAGGATCTGTGTAACCACCACCAACAACCTTACCGTCAAAGTCTGTAATTTTAGCTCCATAATTTTTTAATTTTAATTTTTCAGCATTTGTTAATTTTCTTCCTGGTGTAATAGACGTTCCTTTTACAATGTTTTCAAGTTTCATAACTTTAGAATTAATAGCATCGGTTAATAACTGTATGTCTTTTGTAGCTGCGGCTCTTGCTACATTTTGATCGCCCACTCCTTTTGTATGATGTAAAACAACTTGTCTTCTAATTAATGCTCTAGGAGCTGTATCTGCAAGAACATCGTAATATCTTTGGTGACTTAACACGTCATTTAAAGTTAAACCTTTTATGTTAAGTCCTTTTTTGTTTAATATTTTTTGAAGAATTTCATTTGGTTCTGATCTAACTCCATTGGCTATATTTAAAAATTTATTAACTCTACCAAAATCTCCGTGAACTCTCCAGTCTGTGCCATCTCCATAATTTTTTGCTGCTTTTTTTGTGCCATAATAAATATTACCTTTTCCTGCTGCAGTGTTATCTTTAAAACCTACTATAATACCTTTTTTATTAAATTTTGGTTCATAAGTTAATTTGTCCACACCTTCTTTTAAAACTCTTTCACCATCTTTTAATACAGTTTCATTTTCATACAATCTGTTCATAGCAGAAATCATCCATCCTTCAGGATCAGAAAAGTTTGCTGCAACTTTGTATATAGTTTTATCATCTAATCTTCTTTGTATTTGTGCAAACAGATTAGGATGTTTACCTGCAGAAATTCCGTTTTTATATTGTTTAAAATTCCATTTTTCTACACCCTCTGGTAAATCAAAATTTTCTTTTACAATTTCTATTTGTTTTTTGTTTAACGGTGTAAACTTAGTTCCTGTTTTAATATCTTTTACTATTTCTAAATTAGGAAATTTTTGTTTAATTCTACCTGCAGAATAATTGTCATAACCAAGCTCATCTATAACAAAATCTCTTAAAGTAGACGCATTAATTTTTTTCTTGTTACCTATAAAATTTTTTAATTTTAAATCTCTTTCTTTTGCAAGTTTACCAGCGTCAGTTAGTGTTCTAGTTTTTGCATGGTATAATTTTTGATATTCTTTTTTATCTAATCCAGAACCAAACATTGGGTCTTGTTTACCTGTTTTAAATGGTATTTTTATTTTTTCAGATTTAAATTTTTTAGCTGCATTTAAAGCTTCGGTTTTGTTTTTATAATCTTTTAAATTAAATGATTTACGAAAAGTTTGTGGTCCTCTTTGAATTTCAACATCATAAGCGTTACCATTATCTCGTAATCTAATATTGTCTTCTACTTTCGTACCAGCATACCCAGGTCTAGATCCATCGGCATTGGGTTGTACTAGCTGGCCACCAGCGTACATGTTCCGTGGTCCAGGGACCATAGAATCTGATCTTGCTTTAGCTGCTGCTTCTGCATCGTCTTTAGATTTATGAACACTAGTTGGTTCTATATTTCCTTGTTTAATCATCAGTCGTAATTCATCTTCGTTAAAAGATTTACCACCATGAATACTTGGAACATTCATCCAATTACCATTTAAAAATAGTGTTGTAGATTTTTCTGATACTTTTTCACCTGACGGTGTTTGATAAATAGGTCTACCGAATTGTGTTTGTTCGTCCGTTATTTCACCGACCATGGCTCTTGGACCAATAGCGGGATTGTAGTCATCCTCGTACATATATAGAATTTTTTCTATGTCCATTATTCACCTAACATAGTTATAAGACCACCGTTAGCGTTCGGTTTCATTTTATCAACATCTAACTCATCTAATTTTCTCATGTTGTCAGCTTTCTTCATCATTTCTAATTTACCTTTGTAGTCTCGACCACTACCAAGTCTAATCAGCTGACCTTGAATACCTTCTGTGCCTCCACCACCAATTATAAAATCTTCTACTGTTGCATCATCCATGTGAGGTAAAAATTTTTGCATATACATTTTTAAACCTTCTTTGTCTCTTTTTCTAAACATCTCTACAACTTCTAACATTCCTCTGTGCATTTCAGGATCTCTTGTTGCCATTTCTTTAAATCTTTCTTTACCAAATATTTTTTCTAAAAATCTACGTGATGAACCTGTAATTGTTTTATCTGCTAAAAATGTAGCAAGTTTACCACCAGCAAAACCAATACGACCGCCGTCTGCTTTTTTAGTTTTTCCAAAATCTGTCATATTGTCTTCAAACATAGTTCCTTCTTCAATAACTTCATCTGGTACACCCTGTTCAACATCTTTCATTTTACCATCCATATCTGGTTTTGCAGTAAACTCTTCATACTCTTCAGCTTTAGCAAATCCTTTTTTATCTTTAAGCGCTACATCATCTACTTTGTAACTCATGTAAACATCTTCAGGATACATATCATCTCCACCTTTTTTTATAATTGTTATGTTGCCGGCAAAGTCTTCTTCCATAACGTAGTCTTTATATTTTTTAGCTATGGTTTTATCTTGTGAAGGAAGTGTATCATCACCGAGTGTTCTAATTTTTTCTACTAGTTTAAAAAAGTACGGAGGAGGAGTTCCTGATCCCGCAGATTGTTTTACAGTTTCAGTTACAGCTTTTTTAGTTGCTTCTTTACCACCTGTTGTAAATAATCCTGATTTAAGTCCCGCAATTCCACCACCTAGTGTTGCAAGTAATTTTAAGAACGCACGTCTTCCACCACCGCCAGCTGAAAACGGAACTCTTATGTTGTCATTATCTTCAGCCAATAAATAATTTAATCCTGTAGATGTTGTTCCTTGTGCTCCTGGTGAAATTAATCTTGTTCTAGCCATAAGCGCATCCGAGCCATGACCGATGTCAGATAAACTTGGTTCAACATCAACCATGCCACCTGTATATTTTTCATCTCTTGGTTTATTTGGATTTCTAGATTCAAAAGCTTTAATTGCTTTTTCATTATCAGCTTTAATTTTTTCCATTATTTCAAATTCTATGTCCGCTTGAGATTTTTGATAAGGTGGAGTCTTAGGAGCTGTACCTACATTAACATCACCACTTTTTATCATGGCTTCTATTTCTTCATTAAAAGGTTTACCAAAGTTAACTTCAATAACTTTATTAGCATCGACTGCTTTTTTGCCAGCTTCTTGTCTGATTAATATCATTTCAAGATTATTAGGTTCACGTTTTTCTACCGAACGAAAACCTTTTAGTAATCTGTTTAAAAAAAATTCAAATCCTTTTTTTGCTACTGCCATTAATAATACTCCATCTTCCTAGGTTCTTTTTTTTCGTCTTCGTAATCCTCTGGATGGGGTAGGAAGCCTCCCTGCCTGAATCGCATAACAGCCATAGTCATCGAGTCGACTAAGTCATCATGATCGCCGTAAGGAAATGACGCGCATTCCTCTATAACTTCTTCTGCAAATTTTCTGTCAGGAGCCCAAATTACGCCAGCTTCAAACAGCGGTGCACAAGAATTTACACGTACGTGCTTATCATTACCACGACTTGGCGTAAATGTCATCACTGGAATGTCCATTTGTCTTAGTTCATGGGTCAGTGGGGTTCCAGATGCTTTTTGTTCAACGATAACCATGTCAGGTTCCCAATATTTATATTGTTCAAGAGCTACACGACGTAATTCTGGAAATTCATAACGATCTTTTAGTGCATCTAGCAAAATTAAATTTGGTTTTGAGTCTTCGTTTGGATAAAACACTCCCCAAGTGGTAATTGCACTGTAATCGGCTGTTTCTTTTTTTAAAAACGCAGTATCATAAGCTTGAATAATATAATAACAGTCTGGAAGGTGATCTTTTTCCCATTTTGTCCACCATTCACGTTTTATAAGTGCTCCTTCTTCAGAAGTTGGCTTTTGCATCCATTGTGCATTCCATTTTCCAACCGGAAGTGTCGCTTTTACTTTTTCTAGCTCATCTAATTTCCAATATTGTGGCCACACAGGTGCTTTTTTAGTTCCGTGGTCCATGATCGCCGGAAATTCTACCACGTCCCACTGATCACCTTTAACATCTTTTTGATTATCGAGTAAAATTCCTGTTAAATCTTTTTTTGACCAACGTGTCATAACTAAAACTATCTTTGCACCCGGTTGAAGACGTTGTCTTGGACCTGATGTGTACCATTCATAAGCATTGTCAAACGCTGAAGCTGACATTGCGTCTTGTTCCGAGTGTGGATCATCAATAATCAATAAGTCCGCACCACGGCCCGTGATTGCTCCACCTACACCAGCTGCAAAATACTCACCACCTTGT